AGCATTAGCGACAACCTCTCCATCGATACCTGCAATTTCATCTGAAAATTGTTTCATAGCCGTACCAAATGGTACCAGCTCTTCAGCAAATCCAGTAAGGGAAGAACCGCCTGTCAACCAGGAAGTCAACCCTTCCAGAATATTCGCAGCGGTAAGAATAAGAATGGTTTCCGCCAAAGCCTTAACGCCATCCATCATAGACGGATCAATAGCAGCAGCGCCTTGAATAAACGGCTGAATATTGGTCATAAATCCAGACAGATCTGTTGCGATCTGTGGGAACTGACTGGATACGCCGCTCATAAATCCGCCGACAATGCCGCCGATAAACTTGCCGATAGCAGTACCAATTCCCTGAAGTAGATTTCCACCTTCATTGATAAGCCAATCAAGGCCTGGGATTTGAGCCAAAGCACCGACAGCAGCGAGAACAAGAGCAAGCTCTGCAATAACTAAGCCCATGCCAAGCACGCCGACCATAGCTCCAGGAACCAATCCAGCGATCGCGCTAAGAGCCGCCATAATTGCAGCCAGCAAACCAATGCCAGCGATACCTTGCAGCAATGTTTCCGTATCGATTCCTTTAAGCGCGTCTACAATACCTGAGAAGAATGCCATCAACACATCAACCGCCGCTTGGATTAGTCCGGGAAGATTATTTGCGACACCTTCCAGAACGGCGATAAGGAATTGGAAGATGGAATCTACAATAGATGGGGTATATGCTACCAACGCCTCCAAAACTCCAGCGACAAGCTTCAGCGCTCCGTCCGCAATTGCCGGAACGCATTCTACGAGAACATCAACCAGCATAAGGACAACCGCTTTGACCGCTTCGCCAATTGCGGGTGCACTATTAGCAATAACCTTGCAGAACTCCACAATGGCCTCGCCGATCTTAGCGACGATGGCAGGTATTAATCCGGCAACGCCAGTAATAATAACTGTAAGAGAAGCAACGATAGCAGTGGCTCCGGCCGTACCGGCTGCCGCAAGCGCAGTCAGACCAGTTGCTAAAGCAGCCAAACCAGCCCCTGCAAGGGCAAGTCCTGCACCAATTCCAAGCACAGATACGCCAATAAGTGCAAACGCTCCGCTTAGTCCAAGAATAGTAGGAACCAATGGGGTCAGCACAAGACCGGCAACGCCGATAACAGTAAAGGCTCCGGCCAGCGAAACCAAGCCCTTAGCAATCGATTCCCAACTCATAGCCCCTAAAATACTAAGCACCGGAGTCATAACAAGAAGTGCCGCTGCCGCAACAAGCATCGCCGCAGAACCGGCTAAGGTGCCTCTCATAGCGTTTAAACCGACCGCTAAAATAACCATAGCACCGCCAAGCGTTACAAGACCTTTTGCAATCTCTTCCCATGTAAGGGCGCCCATCTTTTCTAAAGCATCCGCTATGATAACAAGAGCCGCAGAAACTGCAATAAGACCAGTTCCAATTGCAATCATGTTTTTAGGCATAAGTTTGACTGCAATCGTTACCGCTGCCAAAGCTCCCGCTATAGCAACCAAGCCCTTTGCGATTTCTTCCCACTTCATACCGCCGAAATCATTCATAGCCGAGGCAAATACCTTCATAGCCGCAGCAATAGCAATTAAAGAGACGCCAGTAGAAAGAACATGTTTAGCATTACCCGTCAGATTTGTAAAGGCCGTAATTTCAGCAAGAAGAACGCCAATAGATACAAGACCTTTTCCGATTTCATCCCACTTCATACCGCCGAAGTCTTCACAGGCGGAGGCCAACACCTTTATAGCAGCGGCAAGAATAACAATTCCTGTAGCTGTTGTAATGGCTTTACCGCTAAATTGGGCAGTACGCATAAATAGCGACACTTCCGTTAAAAGCACGCCGACGCCAATCAGACCTTTTGCAAGCTCATCCCAATCCAAAGCGGAAAGATCTTCGCAGGCAGAGGCCAATATCTTGATTGCTGCCGCAAATATAACCATCTGCGTAGCGCCTTTTACAATCGTGCCGCCTCCACTGCTCATTACCTTAGCAGCAGCAACCATCATAGCAGACAGGCCGGCTACGCCGATGAGACCGGTTGTAAGCTGTTTAGAATCCAAATCGCCGATCTTTTTTAAAGCTCCAGCGAGAATAAGCACCGCAGTGGCAATGCCCAGCATCGCGGTTACGCTTTTGACAACGCCGGTTACTTCTCCGCTTATCTTATTGAATATTGCCATTGAAGTCATCAAATCGGCAAAGAGCACTGTAATAGCGCCAAGAGAAGCATTTAGCTTTTTACTGTCGATAAGGCTAATAGCAACAATGGACGCCGTAAGGATTGCAATGGCAGATGCAATCTTGAGAAGCGTCCCGGCCTGTAGCTGTTTCTGATAAGCTTCGAAGCATCCCCTGACATTGTCAAGAATACCAATAAACGATTCTTTGATACTGCCAATATCATCAATAGCGCTTTTAAACGCACCGACAAATTTAGTAATTCCAATCGCAATAGCGCCAAAAGAAATACCATTGAGCAAATCAATAATCCCGCTGAAATTAGCTTCGCCGAGATTAGACGCCAGAGAACTTCCGAGTTCGCCCAAAATATTGACAATACCGCTTCCGATCGTTTTTACCGCATTCCATACAGCACTGAGCAATTGTACAAATTGGCAATTAGCCAAAGTCTCGCCCATTACCTCGAAAGCCGCAACCACAGAAGATTTCATTTCTCCGGTAGCCTCGCCTACCTGAGACATTCTTTCCTGAATGCGCTCAAGCAGAGAATGAAATATTTCAAAGCCGGGAAGCTTAAAGTTTTCAGCTATCGTCGTAATAAATGTTTTAATGGCGCTTGCTATAGTTCGGATAAAGGAGGCGATTCCACCGAGAACTTTATTAAAGATATCTGTTCGTTCAATTACTTCGTTAAGTTTAACGAGCCATTCTCCAAAAGAACCAGTAATGCCAAGAAGACCGCTTCCAAGTTCTCCGACCCCTCCAAGAAGCGAACCAACAGCTCTGACCACTGCCATAAAGGCACTGCCAATGATGTCTACAACAGCAAACAATCCCTTAAAAGTGTTTTTAAGATTATTAGATGCGGTTTCGCTTAATACAAACCGTTCTGTCAGCTTTCTTAAATTTTCTGTAATGTTATAAAGCTGATCGGCTGTCATTGGAGGAAAGATATCTCTAAACGCCTCTTTTATCGGGGACAATACGCTCATTAACCCCTTAGCAGCATTCCATAAGGCTTGAATGATGTTTTCTCTTCCAGACGGACGAAGTATTTTTTCTGTAAATTCATCCATGGAAACGGAACCATCTTTAAGGCCGGACGCCAGCGCTTCGATTTGAGAAACCATTTCAGAAGTATAACCAGCAGCTTTTCTTTCTTCCTCTGTCATGCCAGACATTTTTCCTTGCAGATGAAACACTGCTTCCGAAAGTGTCTCAGAAGAAATAACGCCTTCCTGCAATCCTTTTTTTAAAGCATCGCTAAAGCTGTCAGAATCCGCAACCATTTTATCGAAAGCGTCGCCATGTACTCGGGCAACCTCTTGAATAGACTCAATATAACCGGCTTCATCAGCGATGCCAGCATCAAGCAATTGTTTCCAGCCTGAACTCAATCCACCGCTTAACAGCTCGTTTCTGGCTTCTGCTGATTTAGAAATAACATCGCCGACAATATTGGAAACTTCCGTCAATAATTCTTTTGCTTCATCAAAGTCGCCGATCAAAATTTCCCATGTTTGAGTCCATCCAGATTGTGCGCTTTCTTTTAAGGTATCGAACAATTGCGTAAAAGTCTTTACTTTCGTAGCTGCGTCTTCAGCCGTTTTGGCCATGTCCATGATAGAACGGGCTTGTTCTGCTGTAAAACCTTGCTGAATTAAATCCGCTTCGGTATAAGCACCGGCAAATTGCTTTAGGGTTTCGGTAAGAACTTCTGTGGTCAGCCACTCGCCTTTGGTGAGAGATTCTCTGAACGAACCATACATATCGATAGCGTTTTTCGCTCCGGTTCCAAGCAATTCAGAGGTTCGTACCAAAGCATCTTGAAATACTTTACCACCCATACCGGCATTGACCACCGAGTTCCAGTCCATAAGAGAAACTTTACCGGCAGCCAATGCTTGAGAAAGCTGATACATTGCCGTGGAAGCCTGCTGAGAAGTTGATCCCGATACAGCGGCAAGATTGGCTATACCCTTAATAGAATCTACAGAGGTTTGCAGATCGACGCCCGCAGCAGTAAATGTACCTATGTTTTTGGTCATTTCAGTAAAGTTATATATCGTCTTATCCGCATAGGTATTTAATTCATCTAATGCTCGATTAACCTGCTGCAAATTCGTGCCTTGATGCGAAGTATTTGCCAATATTGTCTGAACAGCGCCTATCTGCGTTTCATATTCTGCAAATCCCGTTTTAATAGGATCGATTGTAAAAGCAGATAAAATCTGTTTTCCGGCATTGAGCGCGGAATTTGTGATATTGGAAAGTGCGGTTACAGCCATGACCTCCAATGCGGAGAATTTCAAACGTACAGATTCTACCGCATTTCCAAGACCGCTCAGATTAATCTTTTTAGCCGCATTATCGACCTGCTCAAATCCTTTAGCA